TCGAAGTCGCCCCGGTTCGTTGAGACAAGAGTTCCTCGACATCCTTGCCCCTCTGCCTAGCGGCTTTTTCGTCGCTACGTCGGGGGGCATTTCTTCTGCCGCACTTCTTGCGTCCGCAGTCGAGGCGGGCAAACAACCTCGAGTTGTCTCGTTCACCTTTGACGATTTCGAGTCAACCGATTACGTCTTTGCGAAGCAGCTCGCCAGGTTCTACGGCTGCGAGTTCTACAGGGTCGCCTTGCCCTCCAATCCGCAGCGGATCCTCAACTCAGTAAGACGCCTCATCCGGCAATACCGCTTGACGAAAAAGGCCCGCATTGAGTGCTCGTTCCCGTTTCTTTACGTCGCCGAACGAGTAAAGGGAAACACGCTTGTCACAGGCTTATGCGATGACGGCCACTTCGGCCTATCGAAAAAAGCGATGATTCATTGTCGTTATCCGCAGGAAAAGTTCGACGCCTTCCGTCAGGAGTATTTCTCGAACCCGGACGCAGCAGGGCAGCGCGGTATTCGAGCCATTTGCACCTCGCATCAAGCCACGCTCGTCAACCCGTACTTCGACGCCAGGATCTTCAACCTATTTATCGGACGGTCCTGGGACGAGCTAAACAAGCCCCGGCAAAAAGAGGCTATTAGGGCTGCCTACCCCGAGCTCGATCGATTCAAACTGCCAAGGCACAGCAACCTGCAACTCGGTGACTCGAAGATCGCAGAGCGGTTAGGTGCCGCAGCAATGGCCGCAGTGCCCGGCTCACGGTCGCCCATCGGGGCTTACAACCAGCTACGCAAGCAGAAATGAAACCGCCCTACATCGTCCCGTCGATGGCAGACATCGTGGCCCTTCCCTGGAACGGCTACACCGTCGCCTCTACGTTCTCCGGTGCCGGGGGCTCTTGCCTTGGCTACAGAATGGCCGGGTATCGCGTCGCTTACGCCCTCGAGTTCGTAGCCGAAGCGCAACGCTGCTACAAAGCAAACCATCCCAACAGCTATCTCGACGGCACCGACATACGGCAGCTAAAGCCAGAGCAGCTTCTACAACGCGCCGGAGTAACAAAGGGCGACCTAGACATTCTCGACGGTTCTCCGCCCTGCTCAGCGTTCTCTACGGCAGGCGCTCGCGAAAAGAACTGGGGCAAGGTCAAGTCGTATTCCGACCGCGCGCAACGCGTTGATGATCTCTTCTACGAATACGCCCGGATCCTCGAGGGGGTGCAGCCGAAGGTCTTCGTTGCCGAGAACGTTAGCGGTTTGATCAAGGGCACCGCCAAGGGCTACTTCAAACGAATCCTGCAAGCTCTTCGTGATTGCGGTTACGAAGTCAGCTGCCGCGTTCTTGACGCTCGATGGCTTGGCGTCCCGCAAATGCGCAAGCGCACGATCTTCGTCGGAGTCAGGAACGACCTAAGCCTGCCGCCCGCTCATCCGAGTCCCTTCCCCTACAGCTACACCGTTGGCGACGCCCTCGTGCCTACACCGCCTGACACCGAAGCCAAGTGGCTCAAGAAAGACACCGAAACCTATCGGTTCTGGTCGCAGACGAAAGCAGGCGACACGCTCGGAAATACCTGCAAGCGCCTGACCGGCAAAAACAGCTTTCTGACGCATTGCAAGCAATCGCCCCGCCTACCCGCAAACACCATTACACAGGGCACACAACAGCTTTATCACTGGACAGAGCCTCGAACCCTCACCCTCGGGGAGCTGCGCCGCATCGGCGGATTCCCTGATGATTTCATCCTCACCGGCACGTTTTCACAACAGTGGGAACGTATCGGTCGTGCTGTTCCTCCGTTAATGATGGCTCAGGTTGCTAAAACTATTGAGCGAGAGATCTTGTCAAAAATCGGTGGAGATACCCGCTAGTTGGACATTTGAAACGTCGGATGTAGCAACCGGCTTCGATAATCACGTCCGAGAACAGCTTCCCTGGTACGACTTAGCGACCGCCGCGATCACTCACATCGCAAGGCATTACATCCCGAAAGGCGGGCTGGTTTACGACATTGGCTGCGCTACCGGCAACATCGGCCGTAGCCTCGAGGCGACGCTAAAGGCTCGTGACGCTCGACTCGTCGGCATTGATCCTTCCGACGAGATGCGCAAGATCTACAACGCCCCGGGTATCTTCGTCTGCTCCCCGGCAGAGACCTACGAATACGAGCCCTTTGACCTTGGCATCTCGTTCTTGACGCTGATGTTCGTCGAGCCGAGCAAGCGCCGTCAGTTCGTTCTCGACCTGCTTGATAAGTGCCGACCTGGTGGCGCGATCATCATCTTTGACAAGCTTGAAACGGCACACGGTTACTTCGGCACCGTGATGACTCGTCTGACCCTCGCAGGTAAATACGAGGCCGGTGTAAACGCTCAGGAGATAATCGAGAAAGAATTGTCTCTTGCGGGAGTGCAAAGACCCATAACATTGGAGCAACTTCCCGGCGCTCCCTATCAGTGGTTCCGTTTCGGTGATTTCGCCGGTTACATCCTCGAGAAACCGATCTAATGGCTAAATCGACAAAGATCGAAGTTGATATGCGGGTCAACCGAGTCGCTCGTCTCTTAGCAAACGGGGCGGTGCGCTCGGAGATCGTTCAATACGCTACGAACGAGTGGGGGGTGTCGGATCGGCAGACAGATAACTACATCGCCCGCGCTAGGGAGCTGATCCGCGCCGACTGGGAGATCGACCGGCGCAGCTTTACTGCCGAGATTCTTGCTCAGCTCGCGAGTATTCAGAAAGAGGCCCGGAAGACCGGCAACCTCAACGTCGCTCTCGGTTGCGTCAACCAAGCCGCGAAGGTCGCCCGGTTGTTTGAATGAGCATCCTGGCGTCAGTTCCGGGGGGCTCGATCCTCTCCGCTATCGAGTCCGCAGCGCCTTTCACTGAGGCTGACCTGCGCGGATACGTCGATGGGCTTGCCGAGGGGCTAACAGGGCCTCAGCGCGAGGTGTGGGAGGCGAACAAGCGGTTCAAGCTGCTTTGCTCCGGTCGTCGTTTCGGTAAGACCTACCTGTGCATCACTCGGCTGATCTGCTGGGCGATGGAAAAGCCCGGGAGCCTGTGCTGGTACGTCACCGCGAACTATCGGATGGCGAAGCAGATCGCATGGCGTCAACTCAAGGCGATGGCCCCTGAGGAGCTGGTCGTTAAGCGGAACGAGTCGGACCTCTCGATCGAGTTCGCTAACGGCAGCCTGATCGCTCTCCGGGGCGCGGATAACGAGGACAGCCTGCGGGGTGTAAGCCTTTCGGCGCTCGTTATCGATGAGGCCGCATACGTCAAGCAGACGGCGTGGGAGATGGTCCTGCGGCCCGCCTTATCGGATCAAAACGGCCCCGCCTGGTTTATTACTACCCCTGCGGGCCTGAACTGGTTTCACGATCTCTGGGAGCAGGCTCAGGAGCAAGCGGACTGGGACACCTTCTCGTTTACGACGATTCAAGGGGGGAACGTCTCGGCGGAAGAGATCGAGGCCGCCCGGAATACTCTCGATGAACGAACCTTTAGGCAAGAATACCTAGCGAGCTTTGAGACGCTCTCGGGTCGGGTCTACCCGGGCTTCAACGACGAGAACATCAGCGAAGACGTCAAGGACACCGGCGGCCCGATCTACTGGGGCACCGACTTCAACGTCAGCATCATGGCCGGTGTTCTCGGCAGCAGGGTCGGCGACACGCTTCATATTTGGGACGAGCTCGCCGTCAAGCAGTCGAACACCGACGAGGTATGCGCGATGCTTCGCGCTCGGTTCCCTGATAGGCAAATCATCGCCTATCCGGACCCGACCGGCTCAGCTCGTAAGACGTCCTCAGCCGGGCGTACAGATCACGACATCATCCGTCGCTTCGGCTTCAGCTGTATAAGCCCGAAGGCTCCGTGGGCAGTAAAAGACAAGATCAACGCGACAAATTGGATGATCCGAACGGCGAAAGGCAGTCTGCGTCTATTTGTACATCCCCGCTGTAAACACACAATCAAGGCTCTAAAAAACGTGACCTACAAGCAAGGTGCGGAAGACTATGTGATCGACAAGTCGGCAAACATCGAGCACTGGACTGACGGCCTCGGTTACTTAATCCTCGGCGCGTTTAATCCTCTGCACGAACGCGCTGGACGGGGCACTGGCATCAGGCTTTACTAAACTGATTGCGATGGGCGGGTTCTAGCTGTGTACTCAGGCTTCTCTGGTCGCCAACGTGTTGGCAACGTTACGACGGTTGAAAGCCCCAACACGGCTTACGTGAACATGGAGCCGCATTGGCTGCTGATCGAGGCACTAATGCAGGGCACTTATGGCGTCAGGAAAAAGCACCGAAAGTATCTGCCACAAGAGCCAAGAGAGCTAGATGAGTCATACGACAACAGGTTAATGCGTTCAACGCTCTCGCCTTATTACGTCAGGCTGGAGCGGATGCTGGCGGGCATGTTGACCCGCAAGCCTGTCCGGCTTGAAGACGTGAGCGATGTCGTTACTGAGCAGCTATTTGACGTTGACCTGCAAGGCAACGACCTAAACGTATGGACTTACGAAACCGCACGAAAATGTATCCGCTACGGGCACGTTGGTGTTCTTGTTGACGCTCCAAAAGCAGGTGACAACGGGCGACCTTATTGGACCCAATACACGCCGCGCGACATCTTGGGATGGCGCAGTGAGGTGAAGGACGGCAAGCAGTCCCTTACGCAGCTGCGGCTAATGGAGGAGATCACTGTCCCTGACGGGCTATATGGGGAGAAGCAGGTGCAGCAGGTGCGCGTGCTTACCCCTGGCGCTTTCGAGATCCATCAAAAGAACAAGAAGGGCGACTTTGTTCTCGTCGATGAAGGCACTACTAGCCTCAGCGAGATCCCGTTCGCTGTTGCTTATTCCAACCGCGTCGGTGTTCTTGAGTCGCGGCCACCGTTAGCGGATATTGCTGAGCTAAACCTTAAAGCGTACCAGGTGCAATCTGATCTAGACAACCAGCTGCACATCAGCGCCGTCCCGATGCTGGCAATCTTCGGGTTTCCGCAGTCAGCAGAAGAGATCAGCGCAGGCCCAGGCGAAGCCATGGCGCTGCCTGAAGGTGCCTCGGCTCAATACATCGAGCCATCCGGCAACAGCTACAGCGCGCAGTTCCAGCGGCTGGAGCAGATCGCCAGCCAGATCAATGAACTAGGTCTCGCTGCTGTCCTCGGCCAAAAGCTAAGCGCAGAAACAGCAGAAGCTAAGCGGATTGACCGCAGCCAGGGCGACTCCACGATGATGGTGATCGCTCAGCAGATGCAGGATCTGATCGACAACTGCCTACAGTTTCATGCGCAGTATATGCAGCAGCCGCAAGCCGGTAGCAGTTTTGTCAATCGCGATTTCTTAGGCGACCGTTTGGAACCTCAAGAGATTCAGTCACTGTTGCAGCTTTACACCGCAGGCACGATCACACAAGAAACATTGCTAAAGCAGCTTTCAGTTGGCGAAGTTCTTGGTGACGACTTTGACGTTGAGCAGGAGCTAGATGCAACCCAGTCCGGCGGCTTAATCGAGATGCAGCAATCCGGGCCTGCCCCGGCTGAGGCAGAAGAGGCCACAATGCCAGAAGCAGAAGAGGAGAGTGAGGATGGGATGGATGAGCAGGCTGCGTAAGCCAAACCCAAACCGGAAGCAACTGCTGTATTTCGTACAAGATCTGCTCAAGGACGACTTCTTTGCGGTTGTTCGTATTACTTGGTTTGCGGCAGGCAAGATCTGCGCGGTGAATGAATTAGTTGTCCTTCGAGATGATGAGTTGGCAATCGCGGAGTTCACCGGATTAGTTGGAGAGGCTTTGCGAGGAGGTGCCGATGTCTCCGTCACTTGTATCGCTAAGGCAGAGGAGGTTGGTTTGGAGCCGTCATGAGCGAGCCTGAAGCCTTTTACCGACAGGCGATTGACCTGAACCGTTACAGCAATTACGTCTCGCTAAACATCATGCGGGCGTACAACGACATCGTGATTAATGCGTTGCAGAAGCTTGATGACGTAGGCTCCTTGAACCCCAGAGAGGCTGCACGGCTGAACGCCTTGCTGGCTCAGGTGCGCGAGAGCCTTAATACATGGGCTGAGGATAGCTCTGTTTATGCAGTGCAGGAGTTCAACGGTTTGGCTCGTCTGCAGGCTGATTTCATTTCAGGGCAGATCAAGGATGTGGTCAAGCCGAGCTTGGCTGACGCCATCCGCACTGTTGAGATCACCCCAGATTTTGCGCGATCTGTTGTCTTAGCTGATCCGACTGACATCAGCGCGGCTGTTTTGCAGCCAAGTCTTGAGCAGCAGGTGCGCGGTCAGTTCCCTGGTCTCGTGAGTCTCGACGCTAGAAAAGGGGCAGCGATGGTTCTGCCGAATGGCAAGACTCTCGGCAAAGGATTTAGGCAGTTAGCCGAATCTTCCGCCGACAAGTTCCGCGTCACCGTTCAAAACGGGATGCTCACGGGCGAGAACTTGCGTGACATGGTGAAAAGATTGCGTGGAGAGCTGCGGCTTGCGGATGCGGCGGGCATCAGTCAAACGATTGCTAAGGGCGGCGAGCTAACGACATTGGCTGATTCGCAGATCCGGGCATTGATCCGCACCTCCGTCACACAGATGACGAATACGGTCAATCAGCAGATGTATATCGCTAATCAAGACGTGATCGATTCGTACCGTTATCGGGCGGTCTTAGATTTACAGACCACGCTGATCTGCCAATCCCTTGACGGCAAGGTATTTAAGTTCGGGAAGGGACCGCAACCCCCGCAGCATTTTGGATGCCGTTCAACCATCGTCTTTATCACTAAGACTGAAGCCGAGGGTGATTTCAGGGAGCGAACGCAGCGTGCGGCCCTTGGCGGCCTTGTTCCCTCTGACATGACGTATCCGCAATGGATCGCCAAGCAATCCGCCGCTGATCAAGCGAAGGCATTAGGCGGGGAGGGCAAAGCAAAGTTGTTCCGCAGCCTGCTTGAAAAAGAGTCACCACAGAAAGCCCTCGCAAAGTTCGTCAGCAGCGATGGCTCGGAGGTAACTTTGAAACAGCTACAAGCAAAGTACGGTGCCCCTTAAACGCGGCAGCAGCAAGCAAGTTATATCCGAGAACATCCGCAGGTTGATGCGTGAGGGCAAAAGCCGCTCACAGGCAGCAGCGATTGCGTTCAAGGAAGCCGGGAAACGGCGCAAGCGTTAATCTTTTG